TTATTTAGCTATTTTATTAGACCTGTTTTACAAGCCATTTGCGCCGATTCTTGTGTTTTTCGCGCTATTTACAGCTAAAAAAGTATCCGATTTAAACATTCACAACTACCAAATAAACATACCTCGCTATAAGCTGCCCTCTTTTTTAGGGTGGATGGAAACCATAGACGAGTTATTGCCGGGTGACATTTCTATCCAGGCTGTTAGCGATATTTATTTAAAATGGGGATGGTTTATCGCAGGTTGGTATTGGCTAGGATTACGAAATACGGGTTCAATTCTATGGTATTTCGGTAAAGAGGCACCCAACTATTTGGCCTGCATGACACCATAACAGGAATCTCAATATGGTATCTACCAAAACGAGCATAAGCTAGGATTTATCAAGATTTTAACGGGCTGGAACGTTTACCGAGACTGGTACTCTGTGTATACTAATGACGGATTTTGGGCTACTCCCTATTTATCATTGAGGTTTGCATAATGGCTCGCGCACAATCATTCGCTGGTACAGAGTTTACAATAGCAGGAAAACAACTTTTTGTTGGTTTGTTCGCATGGCCGGATGCTTCAATGCCGGAAACGTATTTCGCTGACATTATGGTAAGCGATGGCGCAGACAATTGGACTTCATTGCTTCAATTGCCGCCGATTACAAAAGATCAGCAAACTACTACCCCGTTGGCCACCGCAGTAAGCATTTTTGGCCAATTCAACGCTAAAATCACTGAATTAGTAGGTGCCCCCGTGAGCGATCAACAATCCTGGAATCTTGAGCTAAAAAAGTTCTTCGATTCAATTGTGATAGAAAACAATCTCATCAAATTGCCGGAGTAAATATGGCTACGTTACGCGAAGAATTGCAGGCAGAAGTAAATAAACTGGAATCTGATTTAGCCGCAGCACGCGAGAAGCTGGCATTTGCCGAAGCTAATTTGGGTAGCTGGTTAAGCGAAGAATCAGAAAAAGCTAAAGAGTTTTTCTCGCACTTGCGTGATAAACTAGGGTTTTAATGATGACGGATCTATCATATCGGGAGAAAATCCAGCATATCAGCCAACAGTGCAGGCGCTTACTGATTACTTAATTGCACATGAAAGTGATATAGCAGACGATATTAATGATTTTGGTACGCTTAAAAGCACATTTAAGTGGATTGTTAAACGAGAGGTTAATCAATGAAAATAAATAGACCACAGCAATTTCAAACTATAAACATTCACATTGAATCTCAGCAAGAATTAGATGCGATTATTAACTACTTGAGTATAGGCTTAATGGGTTATGAACCCGGCATTGTTACAATAGAAACTGGTACAAGCCGTCAAATCATTACCAACATGATCAAGAAACTTACAAATGTCTCTAAATAGACATTATTTGACACAAAGTGACAAAAAGCGTCACAATAAAGCATAGTCCATTCAATTACTTAGTAGTTAAAAACTATGGCAGGCGGCAGACCAATAGGCTCATCTAACAAAAACAAGCAATTTTTAATGGATCGCTTACAGAAAATGTACGGCGAAGACTTCCATCCTATTATGAATATGGCCAAAAATGCGACTGAGTATCAAAAATCCATTGACGCGCTAGACCAAGACACTCGAATCCCATTACTACCAGAAGCCAATAAACTTTGGGAGGGTATAGCGCAATACGTTGAACCTAAACTAAAAGCGGTAGAGTCAAAAGTCGAAAACTCTGGAACTATTACTATTTCGTGGGAAAAATGATTGGCTAATATAGTCATACCCTACAAACCGAGAGAGCAATTTCTTGGCTACCACAATCACAAAAAACGATTTGGCATATCTGTCTGTCATCGTCGAGCTGGCAAAACAGTTGCGCGTATTAACAAACTATTAAAAGCAGCGCTTGAGTTCAACGATCCGCTCAAGCCAATGCCACGATTTGCCTACATAGCCCCTTATCGATCCCAAGCAAAAGACATCGCATGGGCGTATCTAAACTGGTATGCCAGCGGTCTGAAAGAAATAGGCATGCGACCAAACCTTCAAGACTTGTCCATTTACTTTCCGCACAATGGCGCGACAGTCCGTCTTTACGGAGCCGAGAACGCCAACTCTTTACGTGGCCTTTACTTTGACGGGATTGCCGCAGATGAGGCGCAGGACATTGCAGGCGTTACGCTAAACACTGTAATTCTCCCGTGTTTAGCTGATCGACAAGGGTGGCTGGATGTTTCCGGCACCCCAAAAGGATGGTCGAATTTATTAGGCCGATTGGTCAAGCTTGCACAGAAAGAGCCTGACGACTGGTTTTTGCAGATACTCAAAGCTAGCGAATCAAAGATATTGCCCGACAAAGAATTGGCGCTTCAACGCAAACTGATGACTGATGCACAGTATCGCCAGGAGTATGAATGTGACTTTGACGCAGCGATAACCGGTGCTGTATATGGGGAGTGGATAAGCGATTTAATATCAAAAAACAGAATTACCAAAGTTTCCTATGATTCTGCGCTGCCTGTTCACACCGCGTGGGACTTGGGCTATGGAGACGCTACAGCGATATGGTTTTATCAGGTTCATTTTGGGGAAGTCAGGATTATTGATTATTACTCGAATAACAATGAAGGCATTCAGCACTATATAAACGTGCTGAGCGGAAAAGGATACAAATACGGAAAACACCGCGTTCCACATGATGCGCTTCACGGAACAATGGCGGCAGGAGGTAAATCTATCATCTTGCAAGCCAGTTCGTTAGGATATACACTTATACCAATACCTAGGGATACAATCGCTAACCGTATTGAAGCAGGGCGCAAAACATTAGAAGTCTGCTGGTTTGATGCTGAAAAATGCAATGACGGTCTTGATTGTCTTAAGCAGTATCAATACGAATATGACAAAGACAAGCAAATGTTTAAGGATTCCCCGCTGCATGATTGGACTTCGCATGGTTCAGATGCGTTCGGATACCTGGCACAGACATGGCGCGAAATTAAGCCTGCGGGCAATAAAGAGCCTGCACAGTTTTGGGAACACCAACAAGCTAAAGACATTTTCTTTCCTGATAGATCTAGCAACAAGCCGAGAAGGTCGCGCATATGAGTACAGGCAATAATACCAGTTACAACTACACCAGCACGAATGCTAGTAGTCAGATTAAAGGATCAGACGGTACGTTAGGCGGTTTTTTCGTTACTGCAACCACAGCAGGTACGATTACCATTTACGACAACACCGTATCAGGTGGAACGGTTATCTTGGCGACTGCCATTTTGCCCGTAGGTTTTTACCCGCTCCCTATCTCGTTCAATAATGGCTGTTACATAACACTATCCAATATGACCGTCACAATGTTGTGGTTGTAATATGCTGAAAGAACTTGGCCGTAAACTTGTCGATGCCATTGCGGGTCCAACTCCTGAGCAAGTGGACGACATTAATATCGTATCGAAATGGACAAATGAGATCACGCGCTATGATTCTCTCTCGCGTCCGTGGAGAGACAAGGCCAAGACAATCACCAAGCGCTTTGCAGATGAGCGTAATAACAATATGGAGAATGTTGCTCGTTACAATATTCTCTGGTCAAACATTCAGACTTTAAAACCGGCACTTTTTTCCCGAAATCCCAATCCCGAAGTCGAAAGACGCTTTAAAGACGAAGATGAAGTAGGTCGAATTGCAAGCGAAGTGCTAGAGCGCTGTTTATCCTATTCGATCAATTGCGAAACTCAAGAATTCAACGAGAAGTTGTCACAAGTTGTGCTTGACCGATTATTGTCAGGTCGCGGTACTGCTTGGGTGCGCTATGTTCCGCATTTTCGTGATGTTGAAATTGAAGGCAATCAAGAAGTAAAAGAAGACGGCTATCAGATAACTGACGATGCCGAAGACGAAGATGATCAAGAAACGCCTCAAGAAGTATATTACGAAGAAACTATCGTTGATTATATTCACATGGAGGACTTTGGACATACCAAAGCACGCACATGGGAAGAAGTCACCGCAGTTTGGCGCAAAACCTATCTGGATAAAGATGAACTTGCCGAGCGATTCCCTGATGTTGAAAATATTCCGCTCGATCACGGCGAAGAAGAATCAAATGCCGATGAATCAGTGGAGCGTAAAGCCACCATTTATGAAATCTGGGACAAGTCTACTGAAACGGTCTACTGGATTCATAAAAGCGTTAAAAAGCCGCTCGACCAGCGAGAAGACCCGTTAAAACTTGAAGGGTTTTTCCCTTGTCCGCGTCCGTTGTTTGCAACACTGACAAATGACACGGTTATACCAATTCCTGATTATGTTCAGTATCAAGATCAAGCGGACGAACTCGATAACTTAACAGGCCGCATAGATTCTGTTATGCGTGCGGTTAAAGTTGCGGGTGTTTATGCTGCTGATGCTCAGGCCATTGATAGGCTTCTGTCAGAAGGCGTAGAGAATAAGCTTATCCCCGTCGAGGAGTGGGCTATTTTCGCTCAAAATGGCGGATTGCAAGGCGCATTTGCGTTATTGCCCATGCAAGAAATTCTCGAAGTTCTGAAAGGTCTTTATGAAACCCGCGATAGGGTTAAGCAGGATCTGTATGAAATTACGGGCATGGCTGACATTATACGCGGTGCGAATGATCCAAGCTCTACGGCGACCGCTGAAAACATCAAGGCTAATTTTGCTTCAATTCGCCTGCGTGATATGCAGGCAGATGTTGCTCGATTTATTCGTGACCTCACTCGAATTATGGGTGAGGTTATCGCTGGTCATTTTGGTATTGATACGCTAGCGCAAATATCCGGCGAAAAACTGCTGAAAAATGCAGAGAAAATGCAATTGCAGATGATGCAGCAAAATCCGCAATTAGCTGCACAGATTCCACCTGATAAAGCTCAATTATTGACTGCTCCAAGCTGGGAAGATGTAGATGCACTTCTGAAAAACGAAAGCGCACGCACATTCCGCATTGATATTGAAACAGATTCAACTATCAAAATGGATGAAGACCAGCAGCAGCAAGCGAGAATGCAGTTTTTAGACACGATTGGAACGTTTTTGCAGAATTCTGTTCAATCAGTCCAGCAATTTCCTCAATTGGCACCATTGTCCGCTGCTAGTCTCATGTTTGCGGTACGTTCATTCCCTGCTGGTCGGCAATTAGAGTCCGCATTCCAAAAGACAGCCGATTCTATGGTTCAAATGGCTCAACAGTCGCAGAACCAGCCACCACAACCTAGCCCTGAACAAGTTAAGGCGCAAGCTCAACAAGCTAGCGACCAGGCTAAAGCGCAATCACAGCTACAAATTGAGCAGGTTCGCGCACAAGCACAATCGCAAGTTGAACAGCTTAAACATGAGCTGGAATCGCAGCGCATTCAATTGCAGGCTCAAGCCGATCAACAAGTAAAAATGGCCGAGATTCAACAAAATCAGCATCAACAACAACTTGAAGCTCAACGCGCGCAATTAGACAAGCAGCATGAATTAGCGCTGCAACAGCAAAAAGATGCGCATGATTTCCAAATCGCCCAAATGAATGATTCAACCGCCCGTTGGCGCACGCAGATTGAAATTGATGCTCAGATTACCTGTGCTCAAATAGCGGCCAAAGCCACGCTCGATGCGGCTCAGTTGTCGGCTACCAAGCAGTTTGACAATCAGGAAAAAATCTAAATTTAACCCTATTTTGTTATGTTATAACGTTACAGGTGATTTATGGGAATGAGCTTTACACAATGCCGTTATTGCGGCGTCTTATTTGAGCGCCATTTGCGTGCTGAGCATCCCTGCTATGCCGATGAAAAGGTTAGAAAAGCTGGCTATTACATAAATCCTGACATTCAGCCTTATCAATCAATGAAAACGGGCGAAATGATTACCTCTCGAAAAGAGCATCGCGAACATTTGAAAGTGCATCGTTTAGTTGAATTGGGTAATGAACCATTAAAACCGCCGAAGAAAATAGAAAAGACAAGTTGTCGCGATGAACTAGGTTTTGCCGTCCATGAAGCTTTAGCCAAACACCAAAGAGAGAGTATCTAAATGATTGATGAAAATGACGAAAGCCTAGATGAAGGCTCCATTGTCCCCGAAGAATCAAAACCCGAATTAAGCCTACGCGAGTCGCTTGCCGCTGCTATGGCAGAAGACAAAGCGAAAGCGCGTGGTGAAGACGGCAAATTCGCCAAAAAAGACGAAGAACCGGCAAAAAAAGACGTCAAAAATAATGCCGATTCTACTCAAGAGATTAAGGCAGCGGTAAAAGCGCCAGATGCATGGGATGCGACTTTTAAAGAGAAGTTCGCTCAATTACCCCCAGAAATGCAGCAATATTTGTCGAAACGCGAGGCAGATATTCATAAAGGATTTACTAAGCAAGACGAAGACCGCAACTTCGGTAAGCAAATGCGCGATGTTGTCACTCCCTACTTGCCCATGATTCGTGCGGAAGGTGGAGAGCCAACACAAGCAGTACAAAATATTTTGCAGTCTATCTACCAGTTAAAACAGTCTTCTCCACAGCAGAGAGCAGAAATGTTTTTAGGTATGGCGAGGGAATACGGTGCTGATTTTCAGCACATGTTCGCCACGTTACAAAAACCCCAAGCGCAA